CATTAGTAATTGCCGTTCTTAAAACAGCAGCTGTAGCACTTGTTATTGAATTTATAGTAACTTCTTGACTACCAATAGTTACAGTATCTCCAACATTTAATTGGGTATTAAATTTAGCCTGAGCAGTACCAGTAAGAGCTGTTGAACCTGCAGGAATTGTTACTGTACCAAACATGGTTGTAGCAGGTTCTTCGAAGCCTGAACTTTTTACTCTAGTTGCAGTAGATGATGCAGCTTGTGATGCCCCAGCTGCTTTATTAATTACCGATGTTGCGAGTGCGTCATTTGTAATAGCTGTAATCATATAATGTTCATCACCCACTTTAACTACATCATTAACTGCTAGTTCAGATAAAAATGCAGTTCCATCACCTGTAATATCTGGTGTTGTGTCGCTTGCGACAGTAACAGTACCAGTTAATGTAGCACTTGGTTTATCAGCACCACATAATGAAACTTTTAATGAATTACCTAGTGTTCCTGCATACTTAGCTGCCCAATCACCATGAGTACTGACCTCAGCACCACCAAAATTTGGATCATATGTATCATAATATTTGTCATTATTTTTAATTATAACTTGTGTGCCACTAGTGGAAGCATTCTTAGCTTCACTATTTGCAGTTCGTACCACACTCAAATTATTACCATATGCGAGAAAATTTGCAGCAGTAAAAAAATAATTATAAGTTAAACTATCAGGCTTATTAAATCTATTAACTAAATCGGATTCGCTAGAGACAACGATAATATCTTCTATGGGACCCCAGCGAAATGCACCTGCAGTAGCACCCGCAGTTGCTCCTACCTCAGGCACAATAGCAGTCAAGTCAATTTCTTTAGTTACTACACCTGGACTAACAGTAAAGGCCATCTTTTTCTCCTAACTTCAATTTGGATTTTATATGTTTATATCTACAACGGTATTTATAATTATACGACTTTCAGTTAAATTAATGAACTTCTATATTCGCCACTATCAACTCTCCATAAGGTACCATCACTCTCCACAAACGTTTCTTCTTCCATACCATCACTAATAATCCCAAACGGTACTAAATCTTGTTCAATCTCTTTCATTTTATCCGCATATAATTTTTCACGTAAATCAATATTTGTTAATTCTTTAAAATAACGTTGTTGAGTTAACCAACTAAAAATCACTAAAGTAATAACAAGATCATCATTATGTCCTTCTTCAGCTTCAAACGATGTCTTAGATTGAGAAAATGTTGTTAATTCATATATTATATCATAATCATTAAATATAATTTTATCTTCTTCGACTAAATTTTTTAGTGTACTGCAACCAATACGTTTTACTTGTTTAGTTGTTCGAACACCTAATGTTGTATTTTTACCAAATCCACCACCTAATTGTTGACCAGCACGACCTTTCCAAGACATCATCATAATATTTTCATATTCTAAATCATTATGTAAGATATCCGCAACCTGACCTCCAATATCATTAACTTCAATTAAAACATGAGCATTACTATAATGTTTAGCTGTTTCTTTAATAATGTTTGGATAAAGCATTGGTGATATCTCATTATTACGATATTTTGCAACAACTTTATAAGGAACTTGTGTAGCATCTATTACTGTAAAAGCTGAATAATCTAATCCCTGTCCTCGTGCTGTATCTACTATCATAATATATCCATGTTTATCAATTGGGTACTCGTGGATATCTAATTTCTGTTTTGAATCTATTGGTGTTTTAAAAGCTAATGTTCTTAATTTAGATCCAGCGATTAATGTGTTTGTTGAACCAACAAATTCTGTTTCAAATTCTTGAGCAAATTGTCTTTCGCTCGTATTTCGAATAGTTTCTTTTTTCCATTCTATATCACGTCCTGGTATTTCAGACCAATGTACTTCTATTGGTATATAATCACTACGCTTTTCTTCAGCATCAATCCACATCTTATAAAACATGTTTAAACCTAGAGGCGTTGATACTATAAAAACTTTCGTTGTTTGTCCTGAAGAAATTGTAGGATATACAGAACTAAAAAATGATTCTGCTAACTTATTAGGTATATGAGCAAACTCATCAAGAAAAATAATATTAAATGCAGAACCTCTAATAGCTGAAGATGAAGTAGCTACGGCCATTATTTTAGAACCATTTTCTAATTCAATATTTCCTTTGTTCCAAACCATTACACCCTGTTGCAACCACTTAGGTAAATTTTCATAAGACAATTTTAAACGGTCTAACAGTTCACGAGCTAGCTGTCCTTTATTTGCTAAAATAGCTATTTGTACATTTTGATTGAATAAAATATTATGTAAAAGAAAGGCTATAATAGTAGAAGACTTTCCACTTTGACGTGGCATTTTACAAATAACGAATCTATTGTCATTAAATGTCTGTACCATTTCCTTTTGAAAAGGATAAAGTTTAAATGGTATTAATCCTTGATCGACATGAATAATTTGTACATATTTTTCAATAAAATAGTTTGGGGACTGTTGACATTTAATATATTCAGACAGTTCGTCTTCTGTAAATTCTACAGGAACATTAGCAGCTTTTAATTTTGGATTACCTAGATAAACAGTAGAACTCATCTCATTTTTTTCGTAATTCTATCAATATCGGCTTCTTTAACATTTAATTTAATTGGTAGTCTACCAAATTCTTTAATACTTTTTATTCTATCTTCAATATCTGGTGTTGAAAATTTTGGTTTAACATAAATTGCAAGAGGCTTTACTTTATCTAATATTAATTCATTATAACCAGATTCTCTTTTATCTTTTTGTAATACCATTAAATACATAAAAGCTGTTTTATATTTGTCACTACTTGCTAATTTTTCTTGATAATCCATATAACTTTTTATGAGATCATATTTCTGTTTATTATCTAATTCATATACAATTTCAAATGGATAATCTTCATCCTCTTGTGCTTCTTTAAAGTTAAATTCACCATCTATCATACTACCTACTTTTTTACCAACAAACTTTCTCATTTCATCAGCAAAGTTAGCTAGGGCACTTTCATGTTCACGATCTAATTGTGATTCTTCAATTGTATCAATATTCATCATAAGCATTCTTCTACCACCTTTGACCATAGCTGAATAAATATCCATATTAAATTTACCAGTAACTCTTCCTTTCACAAGTACAAATGCTTCAATAGGATTGTCCGGATCGATAGAAGTTACTGTATCATCAAAAAAAGGATTACCGCCTATATCTGTATCTAAATGAGTGAATGTTGATAATTGACTTGCCCTTCCAAAAGTTTGTGGTAATAAAGTTAACAAGTTATTAATTGATAATCCATGTACAGCATGTTGATTTGGAATATTGAAAACTCTTTCAATCATTTTTGGATTTAAAAAGAATGGAGGACTTTCCCAATCAGCAATTGCATCAATAGGTTTCCTACCTTCAAATTCTAATAAAAATTCTTTAAATGTTTTCATCGTCAATTCTTCTCTATTTTTATGATTATTTCTTCTGCATATTCTTGATACGGATGTTGTGCTTTAAATAATTGTTTAGCTTCATGTTCAGAAGACGCATCTATATCTTGTGATAATACTAGCCATGGTGGTAATAATTGTTGATAAGAAATGCTATACAGCATTTAAATTATTTGTTTATTTTATATTGTTTTACAATATTTTTTATACTAATTTGTTGTTTATGAATTTCCTCTTTAGCTTTTTGTTTTTGTTTTTGTACATCAGGTTTTACAATTTTAGAAGAAGCTTTTTTTACAGCAGCAATTCTAGCTTCAGCTTCTTTAACTCTTAAATCAAATAACATTTTGTTTCTTTTATCATCTTGTTGTATTCTCGCAGCTTTTATCTTTTTATCGTTGTAATGCGTACTGATTGAGCTATATAATTTATATAATTGAATACCAGCATATCCTGCAAGGATGATTCCACCAGCTATAGGTAGATAGCCCGCGGCCGTGGCGACGGTAGTTGTAACTGCATATGCAGCGGGGTAATGTGCAATCACCCCCCCGATTGGAAAAATTTCATTTAATTCTTGATCAGTTAAATAAGATTTTTCTACTTCAGTTAAATGTAAATCTTGATGCTCTTTAAATGTTAACATTTAAGTTCCTCTATTGTTAATATAGTTAAAAGAATAGGCTCCGGAATTATAATATATACACCCCCTTCCATTATAATGTCATCAAAGCCTATTCACCCTTATCCTACTATTTTTTTCTTTCTAATTTTTTGGCCACCAGCAGTACGCCCTCGAGCCGCCATTTTCTTCTTCTTTTTTGCGTATGCTTTATATTTTGACGATTTTCTATACTTTGCGCCCTTTGCTTTAATTTTAGTTCGATCTTTTCTATAAGCCTTTGAGCGTTCCTTTCTATCTTTACCACTAATTTTCATTACTTTTTCATCTTCATCAACTTCTTCATCATCTTCATCATCTTCATCATCAGTTTCTTCATCATCCTCATGATCATCTTCAATTAATCCAACTTCAACGAATTCGTGAATTTCTTCGTCAGTCATTTCATCAAGAAAATTTTCAAAAAAATCTTCTGCAATATATGTTTTAAATGTTAACATTATTCTCCTTTAAGTGTTATTGTTGTTTTTTTAATAATTTTTGAAGATCTGCAGTACTACCAACAAATAAAGCATTTGTAACATTGTGTGGTGTTTTATCATCACTATTTCGAATATCTTTTATTTGCTTATGTAAATTAATTAATTCTTTATTAGCTGTTGTTAATTTATCCATTAATTGTCCTACAACCTCGTATGCGCGAGGATGTTCAGTTTCTTGAGCTACTTGTAAAAGTCCTTCCATAGCATCTTGACCTCGTTCTATAATATTATACAAATTTTCTCGTGTATAATGAAAATCTGTATTAGCTTCATAATGAGTATCAACTACAGGTTTAATACGTTCAGGCAAATTTGTAGTTGGTTCTACTATTTCTAAAACTTCATTTAATTTTTTATCACTATCCATATCATTATTATGTGTATAAACCAGTTACAGGATCATAAACTCTACCTTCTTCAAAAAATTG